CAATATCAATTTGTGGCCGCTCCTGCTTTACAACGATTCGGAATCCATCGGGCTCGGAAGCACATGGGTATAGTTCATCGACTTGGCCGCGGTTCCGCCGGTTACCCTCTCGCCCACCAGTGCATCGCCCGCGATCGGCGGCGGCGCCGGAAGTTTCACGGTGACCGTCACCGGCTATGGCGTCTCGGGCACCTGGTTCTGGGATAAGGACGCTTCGGCCGCCTGGCTGACCGTTACTTCGCCGCTTACCCCGCAAACCGCGTCTGGGACGCTCAATTACAACGTGGCGGCGAATGGCGGGGTGGCGCGCTCGGCAAACATCTATGTGAACGGTAAAACGTTCACCGTCAACCAGGCAGGCTCATGACAAACGCCGATTACCCGCGTATGATGTTTCATCCGCACAAAGACCCTGTAACGGTGCACTCCCGCGAGCAGGAAGATGCGTTAGGCGGCGAATGGTCGCGTACCATTCCGCCGCCGGGCGCGCCGACGCCCGAACCACTGCCGGAGGTTTCGCGCACGATTTACCCGCCGCCTTCGGAGCCCGAACCGGAAGAAGAAACCGAACCGAATGGCGATAGCGAACCGCCGGAACCGGAGCCGGAACCGGCGAAACGCCACTCAAAACCCGCGCCGGCGAAACGCGCGGCGACGACGGCCAAGAGGAAGCGATGAGGTATGCCGCAAACTGTCAGTGATTTGATCCACGCGGCCTTTCGCAAGATTAACGCGATCGCGGCGGGCGAGCTGCTCGAGGCGAATGAACTCGACGACGCCTTCGTCACACTCAACCAGATGATCTCGAGTTGGAACACCGAAGGGCTTACCCTCGCCGGCCGCCTCCGGTTATTGATCCCGGTGGGCGGGGTGAACGCCTATCCGCTTTCCCAACGCCCGGTAAAGATCGAATCCGCTTCGCTTGCGATCGCTGGCATCGACGTGCCGCTTGAAATCGTGGATTCGACGGGATGGGAAGCAGTCACCGAAAAGCAGGCGCTTACTATCTATGTGCGCAAGCTCTATTGCGATTACGCCTGGCCCTCATCGACGGTCTATATCGCTCCGATACCCCGCCAGTCGGGAACGCTCGAACTGTGGATCTTCCAAGCCATCCAGCCCTTCGCGGCCTCGAGTAGCATAGTTGACCTTCCACCGGGCTATGAGGCGGCATTGATCTATAACCTTGCGGTCAACGAGGCGCCCGAATATGGGCGGCCGCTCGATCCTTCGGTTCCCGCGCTCGCGCAGAACTACAAAGCCTCGCTCGTGCAACTCAATGCGTCGAACCAGGCGCGATCGCAGGCACAGGCTCCGGTTCAAGCAGTAGCTCCGCAGGTGCAATAACGTATGGCGACACCTACTCCAGTCTTTCCCGCGGCCGTTGCTACCGATTCCGATCTCAAAGTAGCGAACAACCTCATTCAAACGACGCTCCGCGTGTCCGTCGATAACGCCAATACCATCTTGTTTGTTGCATCGACGGATGGCTTTGCTGCCAACATGTTGGTGTCGATCGACAAAGAAATCATTGCGATTGCGGCGGTTGCATCGGCTCCGAATCAGGCGTTATTGGTTGCATCCGGCGGGCGAGGCTTTGATGGTACTACCGCCGCGGCGCACTCAGCAGGCGCCAAAGTGTCGATCTTTATCGACGCATGGCACCATAACGCGCTTTCGAGCGAGATCCAAGCCATTGAAAACGCGCTTGGGCCAAACCTGATCAACGTATCGACCGATACGCAGTTGATTTCTTCTAAGTATAATTTCGCGCCGCAGCAGCCGGGCGGCGCGCTTACCGCGGGCACTGCAAACGTGGTGACGCTTTCGCCAGTACCCGAAGGCGTCAATGGTACCAATACCGCTCATCAGCTTTATATCTCAGGCGGCACCGGTGGGGCTGAGGTTGTCACGATTGCCGGCGGAACCGCGGTTTCAGGTGCGCCCTCGGGGACCATCATTTTCACTCCGGCTAACAATCATTCGGGCGCATGGACGATCCAGACCGCGACAGCCGGCATTCAAGAGGCGCTTTGGAAGGGCGGCGTAGGCGCAACGGTGGTAGTGCCTGCGACTGCGGCCGGCCAGTTGGTTTACGGCACCGTGACTTTCCCTTATATCGACCAAACCGTGAAGGGAACCGGGCCCGGGAGTCTGATCAATAAGCTGTCTACTACCAACAACCTGTTGGTGATTCCGCAGGGAGTCTACAACATCGAAATCTCGAATCTGATGCTTACCGGCACCGGTTCGCTCGGTTCGCATACGGGCGGAACCATGATCTACGCCGACCGCTGCGCTCTGGCCCACATCTTCAACATCCGGATTTATAACTGCTACAACGGCATCGACGTGGTGGGAACCGCCACCACTACCTCTAACGCCGGCATTACGGAAATGCAGGCCATTTTTATTCAGGAAGCCGCCGGCACGGGGCTGTCGTTTTCGCACGGCTGGTATTCGGACATCAACATTGCCAACAGCATTGCAGGCGCCTTCGGCGTCCAACACAACGTGGGTGACGGCACCGTAATGACCAACCTGGTTATCGGCGGGCCGTTCAGCCGCATGCTGTATATAGCTCCGACGGGGCCGGCCTATGTGATGAACCTGATGATCGCAAATCTCCAGATCGATTCCTGGAAACAGTACGGGATTGTGATCGGGGGCGCGGTGGTCGGAGGGGTGCGCGGAATCAATATCGCGAACATCCACTTGGGTACGCAAGGCAGCGATGCAGCCAACAACGTAGCTATCTTGATTGCGGCCAGCCCCAACCATGTTCACTTTAACGGCGGCAAAATCTTTTTGATGCAAAAGCAGGCCGTGATCATCGAAAGCGGAGCGCTCGACGTGGCCTTTTCGAACATCGAGTTCCTGGCTACCGCTCAAGCTGGAGGGGTGCCGACCATTGAATGCCACGATACGATTGCGCGGTTCGCGTTAATCGGCAACACGTTCGGCACTTTTCCGGCGATCGATCCCACACCGCATGCGACTTACTGCGTATCCATGACGGGCGCGGCTTCCTCCATCCTGACATTCATCGGGAACCAATTTCTGGCGTTCGCTACCGCGCCGCTTTTCTTCGCAGCCACCCCCGGCGTAGGCACGGTGATCCGGGACAACTCCTGGATCGATGACCAGATGCCCAATGTAGCATCGGCCGCGACAGTCGTTTTTCCGGTGAACCCGGAGTTTTTCCTGACGGGCAATGTTGCGGTAACCGCTGTATCGGGTCTGTGGGAGGGAGCGCACGGCAAGTTCATTGCCACCAGTGCGACTCCGGGCGCATGGACCGCCGGCGCAACGATCGCCAACTCTTTGACGCCGGTCACTAATGTGGCTGTCGTCTGGTCGTTTCACAGCGGAAAGATCTGGTTGAAGTGATGACAGCCGATACGTTATTCAACAAGATTCTTTTCGACCAGGCGGCCTTCGGCGGGAACGTCTCGGGACTCGCTGGGCAGACGGTGGGCGGCCTGATCTATGCGGCGCTGCGAAAAGCCGCGGTCACGCTCGGGCCAGGGCGCACGCCGTCACCAGCCCAAACGCAGGACGCGATCGACGAGCTGCGGCGGTTGACCGGCTCGCTTAATTGCGATCGCCTGTTTATCTATGCCGAGGACATGTACACCTTTCCGCTCGAGGCGGGCAAAAAGATATATACGTGGGGCCAGGTCCCGGGCGCTTCTGATGTCGCCGACTTCGACGCGCCGCGTCCGCAATTAATCACGCGCGCGAACTTCCTTGACCTCACCACGAATCAATCGGCGCCGCTGCGCTACCAGATGGCAATCCTCACGCCGCAGGTGTGGGCGTCGATTGTTGACCAGAATCTGCCGGATACGATTCCCGAAGGGCTCTACAACGACCGCGCCTACCCGATCTCGAATATCTATTTTTACGGGCAGCCGGAAGCTTCAAATGCCGTCGAGATATGGGCATGGCATCAGATCCCCACCTATACAAGCGAGAGCGAAGTGGTAATCCTGCCGCTTCAATACGAAGATGCGCTGGTGTTGAACCTGGCGGTAAGATTGGCGCCGCAGTTCCAGCGTGTCGTTGATCCGGACTTGCGGCAACAGGCGCGGGAATCACTCATGCGCCTCGAGTCCATCAATGCGCCGCAACCGATTGCGGTCTTACCCGCGCTCGGTTGCGGATGCGGTTACAACATCTTCAGTGATCAGGAAACTAACTAGCGCCATGCCGGTCGCGGCAATCCCGGGCGATCGTCTCAGGCGTCACGAATCGGAGAGAACACGGCATACACGGCATTTTACCGGAGGGTTCAACGCGCGCATACAATATATGGCCGCACTTCAGCGTGATATTAAAACCTCCGGATTCATGAGGGGTTGTTTGCACGACGCGCCGCCACGCCAGACTTTTAGCCATCGATAGGATCTTACTTGAAAATCTCACTTGCCGGCGCAAGCTATACCGCTTCTTCAGTGGTAGCCGCGGCGCAGCAGACTATGAACCTGATTCCGGAATCGATCGAGAACGCCGCCGAATCCACGCGCGCTTTCATGTATGGGCGGCCGGGGCTGAAGTTCTTCGCGCAGGTGACCCCCACTGACATCCGCGCCATGTGGGCGGGCGGCGGGCGGCTGTTCGTCATCCACCACGACAAGCAAACCGAAGTACATGAGGACGGGAGCCAGACGACGGCATCGCAGACGCTCGCCTTTGAGCCGGCGCTGCCGGGGCCGGCGCAGATATTCTCAAACGGCCATCAGCTCATGATCGTGTCCGGAGGCAAAGTCTATTGCAACAACGGACTCGGGCCCGAATTATGTTACTTCCAGCTCGCCGGCATGGCTCTGACGTTTCCCAATGGGCTAGGTCATACGAATACGAATGTATTAACCCGTGATTCCGGGCCCGCCTTCACCGTGGCGATGGTGGGCGGTCCCATCACCATCAACGGGCGCCAGTATACGGTGACCTCGGTGAGCGATACCGACCATATGCTCATCTCTCCGTTTGCGCCGACAGAGACGGGCGTGAAGTGGACCTTCACCGGCACGACGATCACCAATTACGTTCTGACGCGGACTTCGGGCGACGCGTTCGTAGCCAGTATGGCGGGGAAAACCATAACCGTGAACGGACGCAATTACACGGTTGCCGCCTTCACCGATGCAGACCACATAAACGTCAGCCCTTATCTGCCGATAGAAGGCGAAGTTCCCTGGAATATTGCCGGCGGCGACGAAGTGACGGCAATCACCGGCTGTTATCTCGACGGCTACGGCATTATCAACCGTCCGTGGAATCCACCGGCCCCCGGCGGCACGATCGCGGGCCTTTCGGGTACGGTGACTACGGACGGAACTGCCTCTGTCGTTTGGTCGAGCGGCGACCAGTTCACGCCGTCCGTGGCGGGCAAAACGATCGTCATTTCAGGTGTCAACTACGGCATTTTTCAGTACGTCTCGCCGATGCAGGTTCTGGTCGATCCGCCGCCCCCGGCCGGAAGCGCCCGTCCGTATTCGATTGCCTTGGGCACGCGCCAGGGCCGCTCGGGCGCGGTCGAGGATCCGGGACGCCAGTTCAATATTTCCGGCTTAAATGACTTCACGTTCTGGAATCCGATCGATTTCGGCATCAAAGAGGGCCGGTCCGATTACCTCCGCTCAGTCAATGCGGACCACGAGCAACTGATTCTAAACGGCACCGAATCGACGGAAATCTGGCAGAACGTCGGGAGTCAGGTAGTTAACGGCGTGGCTACGTTTCCGTTTCAACGGATACCGGGCGCTTTCATTCAGACGGGATCGCTCGCGACGTTTGGGCCGTCTTCGGTGGGACTCGCATTCTGCTTCCTGGGCGGTTCGCCCGATGGGCAGACCGTAGCGTACCGGCTACAGGGGTTGCAGCCGGTGCGCATTTCCACCCATGCGCAAGAGCAGGTATGGTCCGCCGGCGGCTTCAAGGTGTCGGATGCGGTTTCCTACGCCTACATTGACGACGGCCACACCTTCTGGGTCATCAACTTCTGGCAGCAGCAACAAACCTGGGTCTACGACATGACCGAAAATCTCTGGTCAGAGCGTGCCTGCTGGGATCCGGATGCCGTGCACTTCACCAGATACAAGGCGTGGTATCACGTCTTCATTCCGGAGTGGGGGCCTAGCGGCAAGCATATCGTGGGCGATCCCGCGACGGGCAAGCTCTATGAGCAGAACTTGAATTTTTACGACGACGACGGCCAATTTATCGAATACCTGCGCGCTTTCCCGCACCTGATCAACGAGGACAAGTGGAGTTTTCACCATCGCCTCGAGGTCTACGTGGATTCGGGCGTGCAGCCCTCGGGGGATCCGCCTCTGCTTGTGGGCCTCGACTGGTCCGATGATCGCGGGCACACGTTCGCACACAATCGATACCGCGCCACCGGGTTATCCGGAGACTACATCAAACGCGTGGTGTTCCGTCGGCTCGGCAAGTCACGCGACCGGGTTTATCGCATCGGGATTCAAGCCAAGAGTAAAGTTGCGCTGGTCGATACGTTCCTTGAGGTTACGCCGGGCTTCGCATAAATGGCTGAACAGTTGATCATCCCGCCAATCCGCGTGCCACTGACCGGAACGCTGGACAACAACGCCGGAAACAACGCCAAACCCGTGGCGGCGCGGGATTACTGGTTGTTCTGGCAACGCCTCGCCGAGGCCGGCAATTTGGCGGCCCAAAATATCGCGGCACTTCAGAGCGACATCGACGGGCTCGACCAGGACATCACCGATTTGACGCAGGTGTTGAACGACACGCTTCGTTTCGGCACGCACGCGGCACGTCTTGCGGCCGTAGCGGATCCGTCCGGCGCGCTTTGGGTCGAAACCGACCGCAACAACATCGTGTATCAGGTGCAGATGGTAGGGGGCGCGCCGGCATGGGTTTATGTCACTGGCGCGATGTATGGGACCATTATCGCGGCCGATCAGCGGCCCACGGATTTGGGCGCGAACGATACCGGCCTGATTTTCCTTTCAAGCGATTCTACCTCCGTCCGGTGGATGGGGACGAGTTGGGCCGCGCTCGACCGGATTCTCGATTTGGGACCGGCGCCATCGGTATCTCAACTTGTGGCTAAGGCGAACGGCACGGGGGCGCTCTCGGTGCTCACCTACGCGGCCAACAACGTAAACCTCGGATTCGATGTGGAGTTTTCCGGAAGCGGCTGGGTGGCCCGGGATGCAACCTGCTTTGTGCTGAATAAAACCGGAGGATTGCTGCATATTTCCCGCTCATTCGGGAATACGGTTGGAGGAAGCGCGGCCCTGACCGATGCCCTAACGCTCGACCTCGCAAACGGACGCTGGACCATCGGCGCTCCGTCTGTTGGTCCTGCTCTCCTGGTCAACGGGACCGGTGGCGTCAGCTCTCCCGTGCAACGGTGGAACGTATTCGGAACGGGCGTAGCGGTCGTGTTGCGGGCGGGGCCGGAAGCCTTCCCGGACTTCGGTACCGAAACGGCGCACAGCCTGTATTTCATCACCGGGGGCACTAGGCGAATGATGATCGGCTCGGATGGCTCGATCGCATTCTTCAACCTGCAGGCAACGCTTCCCCCCGCCGGATCGAAGCAAATCTGGTACGACCCGGCAGACGGGAACCGGGTGAAGTTTGCGCCATGACCTGCGAACGCGACCGCGGCTACAGCCTGATCCGCATCGCAGACTTGGGCCGGCTGATTCCGCTTGCTCGAGAGTTTTATTCAAAGTCCCGGTTTCTTCGCAACCTCGACCCGGATCGGTTCACACGTATGTGGGCGGAACTGATCGAGCGCGGAGCCGGTGAGATCTTTCTTTTGCCGGACGACGGCAGCGGCCCGATTACCGGCGCGCTCGGCGCCGTCACTTATGCGGAACCATACAGCGGCGAACTGATCGCAACGGAATTTTTCTGGTATGTGGCGGACGGATTCCGGGGCCAGGGTATGAATCTCTACCGGGCATTCGAAGAGTGGGCCAGAAACCGGAAGTGTTCGCAGATCCGGATGGTTCATCTCATGGACTCAATGCCCGACAAACTGAACGTGGTTTACCGCCGGCTCGGCTATGAACCAGCGGAACTACATTACGTGAAGGAGCTGTAACCATGATCGGGACAACGGCCGCTATACTCGGTTCCGCAGCCATTGGCGGCGGCACGTCGCTACTCGGCGGCCTCTTCGGCGGCAGCGCCGCGAAAAAAGCCGCCGAGATTCAGGCGAAGGCGGCTAAAGAGCAGGCAGCCCGTCTGCAGGCCATACTTGATCAATACAACCCGAAGATCGGGGAGGCCGCGGAGGGCGCCGCCACGGGCGCAACGGCGGCCGGCGACCGCGCAATCGAAGACGTCAGGGCCGCCGCGCGGGCCGCCGGGATCGACGTCCGCGGCGCCTACGCCGGCGCCAACGAGTTTCTTTCTCCCTACATCCACGGCGGCGAGCAATCGCTCGCGCAGTTCATGGCACTCACGGCACCAGGCGGCGAGTTCAACCGCACGCCGAACGCTCAGGAAGTGCTGGCGCAGGACCCCGGCTACCAGTTCCGGATGGACCAGGCTTCGAAGGCATTGCAGGCCTCGGCGGCCGCGAAGGGCGGCGCATTGGGCGGCGGCACGCTCGGCGCGTTGATGGGCCTGAACCAGAATCTCGCTTCGAGCGAGTACGGCGCCGCGTTTGAGCGGCTGCGGGAATCGCAGCAGGACCGCGCGGCGCGTCTCAGCACATTGATGAATCTAGGGTACGACGCCGCGGGAAGGTACGGCCAGAATCTTACGGCGGGCGAGCAATTCCTGGCATCGCTTGGAATGAATGCGGCGACGACCACGGGGCAATTCGGCACCAACGCGGCGCAGTTTGCGGGCTCGACAAGGCTTAACGCTGCGGAGAACCAAGCCCAAAACGCGCTGGGCATGGGGCGGTCGATTGCGGACCTGATGACGGGCGGCGCCGCGGCGCAGGCCGCGGGCACCGTGGGCGCGGCGAACGCATGGCAGGGAGCGTTCAGCGGGATCGGAAACGCGGCCATTGGCGCGGGCAATACGATCGCGCAGCTAAACACCCTGGACCGGATTTTTGGAAGCCGGGCGGTCACTCCCGGCGACGTGACTTCAATTCCGACTCCGCAGATATGGAAGAACCCCGCCTTGATGCCGGGGTGGGATCGATCGTGGGATCTAGGACCGGTATGAACAGAGTGAACTGGGCGGACTTGACGCATCCGCCCATGGCCGGGCACTACCCCGGCGTGCGCTCTGCGGCGCAGAGAAGGCACACACAGAGGCCTTACGGAATCTTTCGCTTACTGTGCCCGTTCTCGTTCCCGCGCTGCATGGACTTAAGGAACGTCTGTAAGAGGGCGTCGGTCTTTTCCTGCGATGCTTCGAGGCGTTTCTGGGCCTCTTGGATCTTTACCAGCATCTTCGCGCCTTGCAACAGTAGCTTGCGAATGGCCGCGATTTCGCGGTCGTGTTCATCGACTCGCTGTTTGAGTGTCAATGGGTATCTCCTGCCGGTCAGTATCCGGCTTCTTTCAGTGTAGCGCCGGGCATAAGACAGGCGCTTGAAACGGAGGTTAAACGATGGCGATTACGATTCGTCTGATCATGCTGATTCTTGCGGCCGTCTCGTTCACGCTCGCCGCGGCCGCCGTCCAAACGCGGGTTAACTTGATCGCGCTCGGTTTGCTGTTCGTAACGATTGCGGCGTTGTTCTGGTAGGAGCTGACTATGGCGCTAGACCCTGAGATCTCATTGCAGGTGCGGCCGCCCGCGCCGCCGACGGTACAGATCCAGTCGCCGCTCGAGCAAGTCGGGCAGGTGCTCTCGCTGCGCGGGCTCATGCAGCAGGGCGAGCTGCGAAATTTGCAGATACAGCAGGAACAACAGGCAATTCAGGACCAGCAGAATCTGCGGACGTGGATACAACAGCACCCAAAAGCGACCGGCCAGGAGCTGACCCACGCCGTGCCGACGGCGGCGGCCGCGGCGCTAGCTAAGGGATGGACGGACCAGCAAAAATCAGAAGCTGACGCGCATTCGGCAGTATTGACGGACCATCTGAACACGCAAAAGGCGATAGACCGTTCATTGCGTGGGATCACGGACAACCCCACCAAAAATCAGGCCATCGCGGAAGCAGTAAAAAACGGATGGCTCACGAGCGATCAAGCCGCGCCGTTGTTTAACTACGATGTGAAGGGCCCGGAGTGGACTGCTTTTGCCAATCGTGCGCGGGAGCAAACCCTGGACGCCATCCAGAGCGGTACCGCCGCATTGAACGAATTGAACCGCCGGCGAACCGAAGGGCAGATCCTCGAAACGGGGCTTACCAATGCGGCGCGCACCATCGGCAGCGTGAAGGATGCGGCCAGTTACCAGAATGAGTTTTTACCAAGTCTCGACCCGATCGTTCGCGCGAAGATGCCGAAGGACTTTTCGGATCAAGCCGTAAAAGTGATTCAAGCGATGGGACCGAAGCCATCGGCGGCAACCGCTATCAGTCCGGAGGACGAGGCCACTATCGAATCGCTCGCACAGGGCCTCGTCGATCACAAGATCGTACCTACGCAAAGGGCACTCGGAAGATTTACCGCGCCGGCGCTTGCCCGCGCCGTGGCAAGAGGGTACGACCAGGCGAAGGAACAAACCATCTTTAACGGCGTCCAACGCCAAATGGCTACTTTGAACGGGCCACAGCAAACGCGCGTACGGAAGGCTGTAGAAACCGCCGGCGACATGCTCACCGAAGTCACGGGCTTATTTGACCAATGGGTGAAGCTGGCACCGCTGAACGGTTTCCGCGATATAAACAGCGTTTCGCTTGAAGCGTCAAAACACCTGCCCGGTGAAATGGGCGAGATAGCGCAACGTTTGGAATCGGCGATCGCCCGCTTTAACCCGGAAATGGGTTTCGTGCTGCAAGGTGGCAATGCTCCGACCGATCATGCAATGAAACTTGCATCGCAGAACCTCCAGGCCAATTGGAACGAACGTACTTTCCGTGGCGCGTTGAATGACCTTCGCGGGAATCTTGCATCGCGCAGAGCAGTTCTCAACAGCTTCGATCCCGCTGGCGTTCCGGCGGATTCCCCCTATCTGCCGCAGAACTGGCAGCAACCCGCCGCCACGCCGCAGGCGGCCGCGCCGGCGGCGCAGACGCCGCCAGCATCGACAGGTCTTCCGTCTGGTTGGGAAACCGCGATGCGATCATCCGGACCAAACGACGAACCGAAGCAAATCTGGATCGGGCCAAACGGCCAAATATCCACCCGGCCGCCGCGGATTTACCAGGGCCACACATACGCTTTCGACGGTACGCAATGGGTTAGGCAATGACAGCGGAACAGCAAGCGCCCGATACACTGCCGGCGGATTTCTTCGATAAACCCCAATCGACCACGACTCCAGCCGCGCCGCCGCCCGACACGTTGCCGGCAGATTTCTTCGACAAGCCGCAGAAAACGCCGCCAAAGGAAACGCTCAAGAGCACGCCGGCCGCGAACCCTTCCGATAACAGTTTCATCGAGCAGTACAAGCAAAACAGCATCCTTCGCGTGGCTTACGATTTACTGGGCGCGGCGTCTCGAGATCCGGAAACCATCCAGCGCGCCAAAGAAACCGCGGCGCAGCTCTGGCAGGGTCTATCAAGCGAACCTGGCCGCATCAAGAACGAGTTTCTAGCGTTCTGGAACCAGGCGCAGCAGGGACATTTCCAGGGTGATCCCGCAGCCGCTATCCCTCACTTACTCCGTTCGGTTCCGTTCCTCGGTCCATTGTCCGAACAGATCGCGCAGAAGATCGCCGCCGGGCAGTATGCCGGCGCGGCCGGGCAGTTCGCCGCCGGCGCGATCGAACCGACCCTGATACCGAAAATCGCGGGCGGTGTTACAGACGTCGCCGCAAATGCCCGCGATATACCGGCGATGGCGGCCGGCGGCGCACGGGGCGCGTGGGAAGGATTCACCGGGCCGGGCAGTTTCAAGATGCGTGTAGGCGGCGTACCCGTCGAAGTACCCGCGCCTCGAGGATTCACACGGGCGGCCGGCGGCGGCCTCCTCGGTTATAAGCTCGGCGGGACGCCGGGCGCGATTATTGGGACTGCTGCGGGCGCGGCTTATCCGTTCGTACGCGGCGCCTATCGCGGCGCCGTAAGTGCGCTTGAAGAAGCGCGGGCCGCTCGAGCACTAGCGGAATTTGAGGCGCAGGCGCGCATGTTCGATCAATTCCACCGCGCCGCCCAAGGGCCGCCCGATCGCTTATACATCCCACCGGAACGCCAGATATCACAGCAAGGCGAAACCATCATCACGCCCGCGCCGGCCGATACCAGCTCCGTTACGGCGGTTCCCGGCGAATATGCGCAGCGCGAACCCCTTCCGCCATCGCGCCAGTTACCGCCCGGCCGTGAAATTCGTGAAATGCCGGCGGCTGAGGACACAAGCTATGTGCGTGCCGTGCCGGGCGAATATCCGGCAGTCACCGAAGCCATAGAGCGCGCCCCGATCGTCAACGAGCCGCCGATCGCGGCGCCGGCGGTGACCGCCGAAGTTTCCGCCAGTGCCGCAGACTTGCCGGAATTTACCCTTGACGACTTCGCAAAAGGCCTTGCGAAGAAGCCGTTTGCGAAGCTATCCGCCAAAGACCAAGCGTCCGTACAGGCCGCATACGATAGATTCCAGCAATCGAAGTCGGAACCGCCGCCCGACACGATGTCTGCTGCGGAAGCGCAGGCGCGATTTGAAGCAGAGAAGGCGAAGCCCCCTGCAGAGGAGCAGCCGACGTTTGAAGAGGCCGGACGCGAGAAGAAAGCAAGCCTCTACGCTGACTGGCTGATCCGCAAACAGGTCCCGCTTACATGGCTTGAAAGCGCCACGCCGGACAC